GAATATGAATGGCGCCCCCGCCGCGCCCGCGCCGGAAGCCCCGGCAGTTTAAGCGAAGGAACAATCGAATGATTGAAAACCGCGAACAGGGCGCGCGGCGGGAAACGCGCGACTTCGCGCTTGCGCTGCGCGCGGCTGGCGAAGAGGGCGTGATTGAAGGCTTCGGCTCTGTCTTTGGGCAAGAAGACGCTTACGGCGATGTCGTTGTGCCAGGCGCCTTTGCGGCGAGCCTTGCTGAACACCGCGCGGCAAACACGATGCCCGCGATGCTTTGGCAGCACCGGCAAGATATGCCGATTGGTGTTTGGGAAAGCATGGAAGAGGACCAGCGCGGTCTTCGCGTGAAGGGCCGCTTGGCGATGGATGTTGCCCAGGCGCGTGAGGCTTTCGCGCTTGTGAAGGCTGGCGCCATTTCTGGCCTGTCTATCGGCTTCATGACTAAAGAAGACGACTACGACCCAAAGACGAATATCCGCACGGTGCGGGCGGTGGATCTTTGGGAAGTGTCACTGGTGACTTTTCCGGCGGCGAAATCCGCGCGCGTGACGCGCGTGAAGGCCGCTGCGATTGATGAGATTTTGAAACCTTCCGACGCCGAGCGGTGGCTGCGTGATGTAGCGCCCGACGTGTCGAAGTCTCAGGCGACGGCCCTTGTGTCTCGCTTGATGCGAATGGGTGCCGAGCGGCGAGAGGCCGAGATCGCAACCGAACGCGCAAACCGAGCAGCCGATGCGCTGCTGCGTTCCCTGCAATCTTGAACCTGAAAGGAAACCCTCATGTCTGAGGCCCTTGCTGGCGCCATCGAAAAGATCGGCGTCGCCTTTGAAGAATACAAGGCCGCCAATGATGCGCGCCTTGCCGAAATTGCCAAGCGTGGCGCCGCTGACCCGCTGCTGGACGAAAAGCTTTCGCGCATTGACGCGGTGCTTGATGACCAGGCGGAAATGAAGAAGCGCATCGAGCAGGCTGAAACCCGCGCCGCGCGCCCCGGTGGTGCTGGCGTGGCTAATGATAGCGACAGCGCCGAAGCGCTGGCCTATCGCAACGCCTTCCTCGGTTGGGTGCGCAATCCCCGCGACCCGCGCGCCGAGATGAAGATGCGCGAAACCGCGAAGGCGCTGCAAAATCGCAGCCTGAACGACGACGGGTTTGAAACCCGCGCCGCTCAGGTGGTGACCTCCACCGGCTCCGCTGGTGGTTTTGCTCTGCCGGAAGTGATTGAGCGCCAGATTGCGCGCCTTTCTGTGGACATTTCCCCGATCCGTCAGATTGCGACCGTGCGCACGGTTGGCAGCCCTGACTATAAGGAACTGTTCGACGTGAACGGCTCCGCTTTCGAGTGGCTTGGTGAAGCGGCGACGCGCAACCAAACCAATACGCCGGACCTGGCCGAAGTGCAGCCGACCTTTGGCCTTGCTTCTGCTCGCCCGCGCGCGTCGGAAGAAAGCCTGGATGACCTGTTCTTCGATGTCGAGAATTGGCTCATCACCAGCGCGGCTGAAGCCATTGCCCAGGGTGAAGGCGCGGCCTTTGTTGCCGGCAACGGCACCAACCGCCCGACCGGCTTCCTGAATGGCCCGACCCCTGTAACGACCGCGGACGCTTCCCGCGCCTTCGGCACGTTGCAGTATGTGGCTTCTGGCCAGGCGGCGGCGTTGCCGACCAGCGCTGATGTCTTCTATGACTTGGTCTATGCGTTGCGCGCGCGCTATCGCGCCAATGGCCGGTTTGTCACCACGAAAGCGGTGCTGTCTGCCCTTCGCAAGTATCGTGAAGGCGCCGGCACTGGCGCGTATCTGTGGCAGCCGTCGCTTTCGGCCAATCAGCCGGAAACCTTCATCGGCTACCCGATCACCGAAGCGGAAGACATGCCGGCGGTTGCCGCCAACGTGTTCCCGCTGGCCTTTGGTGATTTCCGTGAAGGCTATCTGATTGCGGATCGCGTCGGGATGCGTATGACGCGCGATGAAATCACCCTGCCCGGCTTTGTGCAGTTTTACATCCGCAAGCGTGTCGGCGGCAAAATCCGCAACTCGCAGGCGATTAAGCTGCTGAAGATTGCCGCTTCCTAATGTCTGAGGTGGTGGCAACCGTAACGGCGCCCTTTATCGGGGCGCCGGACGGCGAAGTGTACGGGCGCGAATTTGTCGCGGGCGATACCGTCCACGGTGACCTCGCGGCGGTTGCTATTCGGGAAGGCTGGGCAGAAGTGCCCGGCCAACCGAAGGCGAAGAAAAAAGCCGAGGGCTAACCCATGGCCGAAGATTCCCTCGACACAATCGCCAAGGTTGCAGCGGTTGCCGCTGGGGTCGGTTCTGCCGCCCGTGTGGCCTTTGCAGCGCACGGCGGCGCGCGTGGCTGGCGCTTGGGCCTAGAAGCCGTTGTGGGGGCCGCGCTAGGCGTTATCGCCGCCGCTGGCGCTGTCTGGTTTGACCCCGGCTTGAAAGCAGATTCCTGGGCAATCTTTATCACAAGCGGCTGCGCTGGACTTGCCGGCGCCATGGGTACGCGCGGGCTGGATTTATTGACTGAGTGGCTTTCCCGGAAAGCTAAGTAAATGGCCAACCAAACCGTCACCACCGCTCTCAATCTTGATAATGCTTTGATTGGAAGGCGGCTATGACATTTTCCGTCGCCGGTAGCATCATCACGCAGGCTAACGAGAGCGGCATCGCCATCACGGCGGCGGCTTCGATAGCAGGCGGGGTGCGCTTTACCTGCACGCAATCGTATGCTGTGGGCAACGTGGTTCGGATTACGGGCACCACGAGCTATAACGGCAACTGGATGGTTGCTGCCCGAACCGCAACAACTTTCGACGTTCTGCAAAGCGCACAGGGCACGGGGATCACATTCGTTTCGAGCCAGTCAGGCACGGCTGCGCGGGGCGATGCAAGCCTTGCGGGGTTGAGTGGCCTTGCAGGTGTAACAACGACAAGTGTGGATGCTTCCAGCGGTTATGTGATTTACCTGCTAGGCGATAACGTCAAGCTGCAAGTCAATGGAACTCTGATCATCGGCGGTCTGCGAGAGATCAACTCGACTCTCCTTGGTCACAACGAGCAGTTGGTGATTGGCCAGAACGCGGTCAGCACGGGTCAGCCGGTGCTTCGCGTCGGAAGTGGCGGCGTTCTGGTGGTTGGGTGTAGGTACACGAACACCGTCAATTACATTGGGTCAAGCGCACCGCAATACACCGACGGGATTAGCGCCCAAGTCCTGATTTACCAGAAAGGCCAGTACGGGCGAAGCACCGCCGATGGTGACGGGGCGACATCCCCAGCAACTAACCCGGCCCCAGCGACTTGCTTTTTAGCAATATCAAGCGGTGCGCGTTTCGATTGGATCAGCGGGACAATTGATCACTGGGCCGACATGGTTTTTGACAACGGCTCGATTGCGAACATTGGCTTTGATGGGCAGCGAAACAAGCCGGTAACCGACAGCCGTCGCGGTTCGATGGTCATTTGGTTCAAGCCGGGCAGCACGGTTTCGATCTTCGCCCTCAAGACAATCGGTGATCGCGGCATCAATGTCACCAATGTCAACAACACTGGTCGCGGGCCTACTTTCCAGATGCTGCAAGGCCCGCTTGTTCTGAAGGGCCTTGAAATTTTCTGGTGGCGATGTGTCGTTGGCCTGGCGAATGGCACTGGTGTCGGCGGGTCGTTCACCGTCGAGGATTACTCGGGCGCTTTGGGGTCTGAGCTTGACATTGCAAAAGCGGTCCCGTCAGGACAAACGCTGCTTGTCACTTTCAAAAACAGCGCGGTCGGCACGACGATGGTTGTTGTTGATGCCTCCCTGGGCACGGTGCTGCTGTACGTCACTCAAAAACTCACCGCCACGGTACGAACGACCGGCGGCGCGGCAATTCAGGACGCGGTGATTTGGACGATCAGCAATGCCGCCGTGCAAAGCCTCGGCGTCACCAATGCCAGCGGGCAGGTGGTGATCGACAACATCGAGACGGGGTTTTCACCAGACAATCAAGCAAGTGTGACCCCCCGGTTTGCAGCGGGTGATGTGGCGACATGGAATGTCCGTGCGTATCAAAGTCTGTCTGCGGTCTACCAAGTCACGATGAAAGGGATCGGTGGCTCGGTGGTTGAGCCTGCAATGGTGAACGACGCTGCCGTAACGCTAAGCCGATCTGCGGCGGGTGCGCTCGGAAGCGTGGTTACGCTAGATGATTTTTACGATGCGGCAAAATACTGGAACGTCCAGAGCCCGAATGTCAATTTTCCGACTGCATCTACGCAGGTTGCCACGGCAGCAGGCACCACGCTTGATTTG